GGCAAATATTATTGCTCTGACGATTATCCAACATCGTTCGACTTCACAACGGAGGGAGCCGCTGGGATCATCACCATGGTTCTCGGAACAATTGCTGACCTTGAGGTGGTGAAGGATTCCAGGGCTGAAATTATCACCTACGATCCTTCCCATCCAGAAGGACTTGTGTGGGGCACTATCGCCATTCAGGTTATTCAACTCATCGGCGTTGAAGCCGACGAATGAGGTGATCCATGGCAGATCTTATCGCCGGAACTGGGGCGACCGCCAATTCATATACCACTGCTGACGAAGCTGATATCTATTTCGAAAAACGTTTACACACATCGGTATGGGACAACGCCGACCCGGACGACAAAGACAAAGCGCTCATGTGGGCGACCCGGCTCCTTGACGAAATGGTGAAATGGAAGGGGCTTCAGGTCGATAGCTATAATGAATTGAGGTGGCCACGCTATGGAGTCTTCAACCAGGATGATGAAGAACTCAGTAGCCTGGATATCCCGCAGTTCCTGAAAGATGCGACGGCTGAATTCGCCATGCATCTGCTTGTGGCCGATCGCACGCTCGAGACCAATCGGGATCTCACCGGGTTCAAATCGGTCCAAGTCGACGTTATCAAAATCGAGATGGATACCGGGAATGCGAATGCCAGCAAGCCAATAATGCCCAAATCCGTCTGGAGCATCATTAAATTTTACGGTTCGATGTACGGACGTCAGTTGACGCTTGTGAGGGCGTAATGGGTCTGATTGATACAGTCAAAGCCGCAGTCGGCGTGGCAATGAACGCTACCGACGAATTTAAAAAAACGCTGACCTACACATCTAAGCCATCAGCGTCATATGATACTTCAACGGGAACTGTTACAAATCCCAATCAGATATCAACATCTGTAGAGGTTATTATCACACAGGCGAAATCCCACGAGATCAATGGCGTTTCAGTTCTGGCCAACGATCAGTGGGCTTTGATCAATCCGGATGACATTACCGTTGTTCCAAAAGAATCCGATGAGGCCACATTCGAGAACAAGAACTATCGGATTGTTGCCGTCAGAAAAATAATCGCGTCCGGCGCGGTTTTATGGAAAGTGCAGTTGAGGACACGTAAATGATACACACTGCCCAAAAATTTGAGCAGGAACTTCGCAAAAGTATTGTTGGAATAAAAACAACTCTACGAAAAGCAGCTTATAAAGGAATGGAGGCTGCTATTAAACGAGTTGTCGAAGACAGCAAAGTTTGGTCTGGGTCTTTCATCTTAAGCAATCGACTTGGAATTGGAGCCGAAAATACAGCACCACCAACAAATATAAAACAATATGCCGCAAAAACATTTATGGCCCCGTCGGAAGACGGTGGCGAAATAGAAATGCAAACGCCGACAGAAGGAGTTGCACCGGTTGCCGGTGGCTATAAATATATTCCAGGTTATCCACTAAAAATGGGAATGAATCTTGAAGAAGAAACACGAGGTAGAGCCTTAAATGGACTCCTTGGAAAATTAGTTTCGAATAAAAAAGCCATTGACCCATTCGGAAAACTTTATTTAACAAATGATGTTACGGATCCCAAAACAGGTGACTATGCTTTAGTAGCCGACGAATATAGCAACAACGTTTATACACAGGCATTCCGAATGGCTGAAATCAAGGCTCAAGGCGTATTTGATAAAGCCAAAAAGATTGACAAAGTAACTGATTTATAGTAAGGATATCAATGAGTTTTCAGGCAGCACAAATTGCAATTGAATCACGATTTGCCGCGACATATTCGTGTTGTCCGGTTAAATACGAGAATGTTGATTTTGTGCCACAAGATGGCGAAACCTATTGCGAATTTACGGTTGTTGATACGACTACACAACGAGCAAATGTTGGTTTCCCGGCACTTGAACGAAGTTGGGGAATCATCAAGGCAAGAATCTTTACACCCCGAAATATAGGAACCGCCACGGGGCGGGCTTTAGCGGATGCTGCTGCGGGTATTTTCAGAGACGCCCAATTTAATGGCATCACCTGTTTAAGTCCTGCGGTCCGAAATATCGGCGAGGTGGAAGGCTGGTGGTTAACCAGCATGACGGCAGAATTCTACCGAGACGAAACTTTTTAGGACACAGGAGATTTTCAAATGTCTAATGCGAATAGGGTACAACTCGCGTTCATCGAAGAACAAGTTTGGGGCACAACCCCGACTACCCCAACCATGAAAATCCTTCGGATGACCTCCGATTCCCTGAATCACGAAGTCGAAACCATCACGAGTTCCGAAATCAGGGCCGACCGTAACCTGGGGGACGTCATCCAGGTCAACCGCCAGAACAGCGGCGGAATTGAATTCGAACTTTCGGCCGAAACCTTTGACTCTTTTATCGAGGGTGCGCTTTTCTCGGCCTGGGCCGGTAATACCATCAAAAACGGCGTTACCCGCAAGTCCTATTCGATTGAAAAGTCGATGCTGGACGAGGGCGAGTATTTCATTTACAAAGGCATGGTTTGCTCCGACTTCACCATCAACCTGGCCACTCGTTCCATCGCAACCGGGTCCTTCAACTTCATGGGTGGCTTCTCTCAGCTTCAGCAGACCACTTTTGCGACCACGTACACCGCTGCCACCACGACCGATGTCATCAACTGCATGGGGAACGTCGCTTCCATTCAGGAGGGCCTGCCCCTGACGTCCCTGACGGGTGTCTACATCCAGAACCTGTCGTTCACCGTCGCCAACAACCTGCGCGGAGTTTCGGCCATCGGCTACAACACGGCCCAGGACATCGCGTTCGGGAAGTGCGACGTCACCGGTAGCCTTTCGATGTACTTCACGAGCGACCGGATGTACGACAAATTCATGGGCAACACCCCGACCGGGATTTTCTTCCGAGTGCAGGATGGCGCCGGCAACTACTACACCTTTACTTTCCCGAAGGTGAAGTTTGAGACGGAATCCATCCCAACTCCCGGACAGGACCAGGACGTTGTTGAGTCGCTGACCTGGCGTGCGCTTTACGACACCGGTATCGGCGCTTCGATGCAGATCGATCGGAACGCCTAATCTCTTGGGCCGGTGAAGAATCCGTTGGGTGCCGCCCCGTCGCCTTCGGAACCTGATCCGGCCCAAGCTTATAAACAATCAACGGGGAACGGGGAGAGAGAATTATGATTACGAATTCATTTGACGAACTCTATGCGAAGGACGAATCCAAGTCTGAGGCCGGTGTCCCGATGGACGTTGGCGTAAACACCAAGGGGGAGGCCATTATTTTTACTGTGGCCGAGATGGGCAACACCAAGAACGAACGCACCATGCGGCGTTTCGAAAAAGCCCTCGAGTCGGCCCGACGCGACAAGAAGCGGCGTCGATCTGTGTGGGCCAAGATCCTGTCGGAATCCGTCCTGCTCAACTGGACGGGCGTCCTGGACAGCAACGGTCTTGAAGTTCCACCAACGATTGCCAACAAGATTGCGAACCTCGAGAAATACGAACGCCTCTTCACCGACGTCATGGAGTTTTCGCAGAACCCGGAGAACTACCGGCCAGACGACAATGAGGCCGACCCGGTTGAGGACTCCACAAAAAACTCGGTGACTGGGTCCGGTGGCACGCCCGGTACGGACGCCAGTTAAATTTCTTCCACAACCTGGCGGACGACGGCGAGATTGTCCCAGCCCTCGAGGAAAAACCTGACCTGCACCCAGAACTTTTCTGGTACTGGAGGGCTTTCATGCGGCTCGATAAGTCTCGCCGATACGGAATGGGCGGCCCAGAAGCCCTGACTGTTTCCGATATAGCAGCGCTGTCTCATCTCATGGAATTACCAGGAGAAGACCAGCGCTGTTCCTTTCTGGATCGAATGCAATTAATGGACGGGGTGTATCTCACTCAGTATTACAAAAAGGCTAAGTAGAGATGGCACAACTCGATCTCATTGTAAACGCAGCCGCGGCAGAAGCCACTACGGTTGCGCTTGACAGTGCCTTTGATAAACTGATTACAAAGGCGTACGCCCTTCAAGCA